AACCGTGGTCGTGATGCGCTGCGCCACCCGGACGAACTGGCTGATAAGCGCCCGCTCCTGTTCGGTGAACAACTGACGCAAGACTTCAGGGTGCTTTTCTGTCGCCGCCTGCCATGTCTTGACCAGTTTGGCCCCGGAGAAGCCACGCGAATCAGGAAGCACGCCGCCGTCTGAACTCCGCAGGATGCGCGTCAACGCCTCATCCTTCAGAGCCTTCCAGCCCTCAGAGTTTTCACCCAGCAGACCCTTCATCTTGACCAAGTCGCGAGCCACATTGGCCTTGGAAAAGAAGCCGGTGTCGGAACGTCCAAAAATCACGCTGATGGCCGTTTCCGGGTCATTCTTGAGCGTGCTTGAGAACTGATCGCGCTCCACCAGTTTTGACACAAGGTCTTCGCCGTCAAACTTGGTCTTGTAGTCCCTGAAAGCGGAAATGGCCTGACGTGCGCGGCTGATTGCTTCCTTGTCGCCAGAGATAGCCGCCTCATCGAGGCTATTGACCAGCCAGTTATCCAGCGACCGCTTGGCGGCTCCAGCGGCTGCGCCCTCTGCGCCGCCCTCTGCCTGCAAGGACACCAACTGACGGCGCGTCCTGAAGACTGACGATACGAGCGTCTCAGAAGATCCAGCCTGCATGGACGCCTTCTGCATTCCCTCAAGCTTGGAAAACACCTTCGGGATATCGGCGGGGGCGAAATTGTCCGTCACGTCACCAATGATGTTTTGCACTGCTTGGCGGTAGGTGCCTGGCTCAATGGATGCGTCCTGACCCTGCCTGCTGGCGGTATAAAGGGACCGCACGTTTTCCTCTGCAGCGTCCCGCATTTGGGCAAGCGGCTGCTGGATAGCAAGGCCCCGCTGCCCCGGTTCGGCAAATTGCGTCCCGCCCGTGATGCGCGCGCGAATTGCCTCCATGTTGCCTTGCAGGGCTTCATCTTGGGCACTGAACGCGGAGCGCATTCTTTCACCAGCAAGACGGCCATAAGCATCCTTTGCCATTTGGCTCTCAAGCATCTGCTGCTCTGGCAGAAGATCAACCTGCCCCTGCGTGAGTTTCACGGGAACCGGGAGCGATCCCGCCTCTGCAATGACGCCCGCCTGATTGAGTGCCTGCGGAGAAGTGGCCCTCTGGGCCGTGTCCGCAAACTCGCGCTGCATCTGAACTGACAGTTGGTTTGGGTCAATGCCCGCACGCTGTGCGATCTGCTGGCCCTGCTGCGTCAACTGCTTGGTTGCCGGGTCGATGAGTTGCGGCTTGCCGCGAAGGTAGGTGATGAAGCGTGAGACTGCAGGGCTAACAACCCCTTCGACCGTCGCGCCAAAGCCCGCCCCAATTGGGGCACCTAAAGCAGCCGACACGAGCCTGTTTTGCACACCTCCCTCACCAGAGCCAAACCCAGACGCCGCGCCAAAGCCCGCCCCAGTGATAGCCGCGTTTGTCACTCCGCCTGCTACCCTGCCTGTGTTGGCAGCATTCATAACCGTTCCGGCGACAGGAAAAAGACGCCCCACGGCCTGCGTCGCGGGGCCACCCGTGGCAATAGCCGCAGGAATGCCGCCGATCAGGTTTGACGTGATGGAGGCCCCAAAGTCCTCGCGGTTCAGTTTGTCTTGCGAGCCTCGGATGTACTTTAATTGCTCGTCGTAGTTGCCAAGGTCTTGCCGGAACACTGAGCCAAGGCCAGCCAGGATTTCATCGCCCACGCCAAAGCCAAGGCCCGCCATGTTTGCAGCCTTGGCTGTGCCATATTCGTCTTGCGACATGGGCTTTGGCGCTGTGCGCGCTTTTAGTGCCCCTAAGATAGCCTCCGGGTTCACATCCTGACCTTCCGGCACTGTGACGTTGTACGTCTTCCCATCCGGGGCCGTGATGCGATACTTGGGCACTAGTCAACCTCCTCAAAGGTGAAACCGCCGGATGTGAAAGTCTTCTTTGGCGCGGCAGGCGCAGTTGCGGCAGGCTGGGACGGTGCAGGCTGCGCTTGGCCCCGTGTCGGGCTGTAATATGTACCACCGCGCAGATCCTGCGCTTGGCTGCTGAAGAACTGTAATCTGTCCTCCGCCGCTTTGATAGCGCGGTCCAAAATGCGTTCGCGGTTTTCACGAGACAGAGAAGAAGAACCCTGCAACTCAAGCAAGATTGCACGCTCGCCTTCGGTTGGCGCACCGCCGAAGATAACCTTCAACTGAGGCAGAACGTTCGATTTGATGATGTTGTCAAAGTCGAGCGTGTTGATTGCCGTCTCGTCGCCAAGCAGGGACAGGCCCTGAGATAGCGTGTTAGCCCCCCAACCCTGCGAGGCTTTCCCGCTCAAGAGTTTTGCCTGCCTCAAAGCGCCAAGGCCCTCCTTCGTGGCTCGCGCCATTTGGTCGGCCTCTAGGATAGCCCCCTTGTCTTTCGCTGAAAGCGGACCGGGAAGTTGCCCCGTTAGTGCGTACCTCTTCCCCGCCTCTGAATTTGGGTCAATCCCGTATACCTGCGCCAACTGGGCGCGCTGAAGGGCTGCGCTGCCCGGACCAGAGCCGCCGCCTGCACCGCCACGGTTCGACCTGTTGGTAGCTGCGATCTGTGCCCGCTTGTATTGCAAGTCCAGTTCCGCCGCCGTCTGCCCCGTCTGCATCTTGATGCGCGGGATGTCCGCCATTGTGATGCCAGCGACTGCCTGCGGGTCTCCGCCGAAGGTCTGCAGGAACCGCTGCTTTGCCATGTCGAGGCTTGCAGGGTTAGCCGTGTCAACGCCTGACAGGATTTCGTTCAGTGCATCAGTTTTCGCCTTGGCCGTCTGAATCTTGCCAAGGTCCATCTGCATGTCAAACTGCTGTGACGCGCGCTCGTCTGCCACATCCTGACGCTGCATGTTCCGCTGACGATCTGCATCAGCCTGCTGCTTCTGCTGCGCTGTGTAGTAGCTGCTAAGGAAATTACCCGCGATGTCGGGCTGCTGAAGTTCTGGCATCTTCAACCCCTCGGAAAGAGCACGTTATAGGCTTGCTGTGGCGCACTCATGCCGGGGTTGCCGGAACCAAACGCCCCGCCCTTGTACGCTCCATAAAGACTTGCCCCCTGGCTCAATGCGTTGTTCACCCCATTCGCCATGTTGATGTACCCGCCCGCTCTAGCATTGCCCGCCATTGTCGCGGCGTTAGCCTGACCGGAAGCAGCGTTTGCCCCAAAGTTGCCCGTGGTCGTGGCGGCACCAAGGCCCGTGTCTACGAGGCCACCAACGCGGCTCAGATAGTTGTTGAAGTCGCCGAGATAGAGTTGCCCCGTGCGGTCCCCAATGGCCTGCGCCGTCGAGCCTGAGAACAGGCCCCCACGTGCTGCGCTGGAAGCGTCCACGCCGCGTTGCGTGTCTTTGACAAGCTGGGAGAGGAAGGGTGACTGCTGGTAATCGTTCAGGCTGGACTGATAGGCGTCCTGCCCATTCATGCCGAGAAGGTTTTGATAGCGGCTGAGAGCGTTCGTGCCTACGTCGCGGTATGGCTCAAGGTCTCCGCGCGTCTGCTCAAACTGCTGCCGCTGGATGTCGCCTGCCTGCTGTGCGGCCTTCTTCTGCGCGCTCGCGGCCTTGTTGGCACCGTAGACCGACGCTCCGGCCCCAAGCAGGGCTGACCCGCCAATAATTGCTGCTGTTGTTCCAACTGGCATCAGTTTAACTCCTTACGCCAATGTGTTTCGCACGGGGTAAAGCCCCAGCGTCTGTAAACCTTCTCCAAGTGGCTTTCGCTCACTGGATAGGCAATCCCAAATGTCTTGCAGTCTTTGTCCCGCGCCCACTCTTCAGCGAAGCGACGCAACTTGCCGCCATGCCCGCGAGCGTTCGGCGTCGTGTAAATGAACAGTTCGCCAAGCATCCGCTGGCCTGAGAACAGGTGCGCGTGTGCTAGCCCAACAAAGCAGCCTGCAAAGTGCCCCTCGTCCGTCTCCAGAACTGCCACGCATCCATCACCGCTGTTGATGAGGCCAAGCAGCATGTTTTCCACGTGGAGCGGGTCAACCGTGTCAATCTTGTAGGACGATGCCGCAACAAACGCCTTGATCCCCTCAATGATGTTTGGGATGTCGCCCTGATGCGCGTCTCTGATCAGATGCATGGTCGTATGTCCACTATCAGGGCCAAACGGTCGTCAGACGAGCCGTTGTACACTTCATGCTCCAGAGCATTCTGAAACCACCAGATTTCGCCCGTCTTCATGGCGACAGTCTCGTCACCCGCCCGAAACAGAACGCCCGGCAGGCTGTGCAGTGCAATCTGGTATCGCTTGTAATAGGACGTATGCGCCGCCCCGTCGTCGTGCGGGTAAATGCGACCACCAGGAGGCAACCGGCTGATCATCACAGGGCCAAGCCGCTCGCCTTCGATCTGGCGCATTAGGCCGAAGATGATGGAACGCACCGCAGGCAACTCTGCCATTGCCGGGTAATTCACACACTCAAACTCACCAAGCCCCTGCTTGATGCCTTCCGCACTTGGGAACCGCAGCCAGATGTCGTCGCACTCAGCCAGTTCCGCCGTATCACGTCTCAGGCTATTGCGGTTCCAGAGTTCCGGCCTTGTCTGCAAGGCATGGACTATCGACACAGTGTCTATGCCCTCGCATAGCCTGTAGAAGTTTCGCATTTTCCCTCTTTAGGTCTTGATCACGAAGCCAGCCTGCACAGGCAATGTTGTCCCGCCTAATGCGGTCGCTAGGTTCGGGTATGTCGTCGCAGAGAACGTGGAGCCGTCACACTCCAGGTAGCCTTCTGGAACCGTCAGGGCGTGGTTACGGACCGCAACGCCTGTCGGGACTAGGCCCTTTTGGTAGTCCAGCAGGGCTTGGTAGAAGCCAAGCACCTCGCGGTCATCGCCGTGGATCTTCTGGGGGACGTTGGAGCGGCGGCGGGTCATTAGTAGGACTGCATACCCTTCGGCATCAGCCTGTTGCCGGGGCGCATGGGAGGCTGTGCAACGGTCTGGATCTGCTGCATAGGCTGGCCCACCGGCATGATGCTGGCTTGTGGCTGCTGCATCTGCTGACGCCTTGCCATAAGCATCTGCATCAAGCGTGGCTGTTGAGCCTGACCGCCCTGCGGGAAACGCTGCGCCATCATGCTGAGATAGTTCGAGTTCATTAGTGCGCTCCCACTTTCACGTCAGCCCACATACCCAGCATGACCACCTTGACGGGGTCACTGACGCGGACCTTGATAATCCGGTTACGATACGAGCCAAGCGCATTCCACACGGCCCGGTACTTGTATTGCCCGATTTGCCCCATGCTGGCATTGCGCGGGTTGCTCCACGTCATGCCGCCGTCGTCGCTGTGACTTTCCATGACGATAGGGCTTGAACCCTGACCGGAGGAAAGGCCGACGCCCGCCTCAATGTCGAGTTCCAGGCGGCTCATAAACGCGCGCTTGCCGTCGTGGCTGATCTGCGTTGACGTGGCCTCGCGGATAATGCCTTCGCTGTTTTCCGTGAAACTGTCGGCAAGCAACTCATACAGGTTGCCATCAGAACTGCCGACGATCTGCTTCACGCCGTTGATGGCGAATGTCTCAGCATCCCACCCGCCCGTAGGGTCTGACCCCATCGGCCAAGAACCCGTCTTGCGGTAGCTCCACATATTGGTGGAGATGTCCCAAGCGACTGACCATTCGTCAGGAAGCGTCAGGCAGTAGAACAGGTGGCCCCTCTGCTGATAAGCGAACGCCTTGAGCATGGACAGGTCTGCTACTGACTCCAGCAGCGTATCCACTTCAGGCGGGCTGATCTTGCGCGGGGCATAGCCCTCTGCACGATAAACTGAAACGCCCCCTGCCTTTCCGTCCCGCCCCACCCATGTCAGGCCGCTATCTACGACCAGAGCCGTATCGCGCGACGTGCAGCCAATGTTAGCCGATGCCGTGGCAGTTCGAGCGAATGCGTTAGCCCCACTGTCACCCGTAGGCCCCCACCATTCCGTGGTTTTCGTTCCAAGCAATGCTACGTCATTAGCAACTGCGCGAACAGCCACAAGGTTATCACTCTCAGCTTCAGCCGTGGCGAAGTCGAGCGCGTCGAAGGTGAAGACGTTTGTCAGCCTCCAGCGGAACCGGCCTGTGTCTTTGACTGCAATGATGGAATACGAAGCCAGGGAAGTGCATGACGTGGCCTGTTCGTAGCCCCCGCCAGAATGCTCGGTAAGCGTCAGGGTTGGAACGTCGAAGTAGTACGACTTCACCTCGGCGATGATGTCGATCTGGTTTGAGTTGAAGGCCATGTCTACAGGCAAAGCGCCCTCAATGGTTCCAAGGCTTGATGACGTGCCGTCAGAGTTCACCTTGTACAGCGTCGTCCCGATGACTGCGTAATGCACGTCAGACGCCGTAATCATGCCGCGCACAGTTCCCCCGCCTATTGTGGCGAACAGGGAGCGCGCAGGAGTGCCATAGCACACAAAGTCGGTCCGCCCCTCGCCGTCTACTGGCTCGCCGTACAGGTTCACCAAAGACTGCATACCTGCGGCGTTCGACCGGCCTTTGTTGAAGGTGCGGCCAAAGGGGATGCGGACGCGGGGCATCAGGGCCGGATAAGCTGGACAGACCACGAAACAAGCGTAAGCGTGTCACCTGCAAGCCCCTTTTGACCCGTGATGACGAGGGATGTGGTGACGCTTGTGTCGATGGCCGCTGTCGTGTTCGTGCCAACCGAAGTCGTACCCGGATGCGGGACGCTGCCACGGTCAAAGAAGATCTGGCTGTTCTGAACACCAGCGTTCTGGATGATGCGGAAGTCAGCCATCTGCGTCGTGGTCGTCTGCGTGATAGCGAGCGCCTGAGTGCCGCCAGCGCCGCCTAGGCGCACGCGCATGGTCTTGTTGTTGGCTGAGTTCGTGTAGTTCCAAAGCGTGTAGACCCACAACTGGCCGTTTGGCCCCATTGTCCCGCCGGGAATTGTGACCGTCGCAAGGGTGTTCTCGGTTGTGTTTGCGCCTGCACTCGCGGCTGTTCCACTGACGCCCAATACCAGCGGCGTCAAAGGCCGCAGAAGAACACCGCCCATTATGGCACCGCCACAAGTGTGGAGTACATGGCAGAAGGCGAACCCGTAACAGCAACGCGCACTTCAGCATTTGCCGCAAGCAGCACAGAGACAAAGCCCGCGCCAGTCAACGCCGCACCTGCGATGTCGGTGGCGGTGCCGTTCGCATTCTTCGCCTGAAGCTGCAGCGTGGCACCTGAGAACGTGCCCTCGGCCTCCCAGATATACGTCCCGCCTTTTGCAATGACGTATGACCCGGTAGCGGATTCGTTGTTGAGCAATGTAAGCTGCTCAATGAAGTTAGTGTTTAGCGCCATCAGAAGTACTCCACCATAACAGGCTCTTTGCTAGAGCGTTGGGAAACGTGACGCTCAAGCAGACGATATCCCGTCTCGCCAAGCAGATAGGGTGTGTCAGAGTTAGGCCCGCGCCCGAAGGCTTCAGCGCATTGGCCTGCAATGACTTGGGCATAGGGAAGCGCAGCCGCGTCGGGGATGGCGTCGTCTAGCCAAAAACACAGCCCCTCTTCGATTAGCCAGGCTCTCACCTTAGAAGCTCTGCGCGAGATCATGTCGCTAACGTCAGCAGACAGGGTTTCGCCTGCGCCTATGATGGCAAGCTCCTCTCCGATGATCTGGTACAAATCCGTGTTTGTGACTGTCATGACGCCCTCGCAAATTCGCCATAATGCTTCAACGCCCCGGCGACGTAGGCAGCATGTGCAGCTTCAGCGGTATCGAACACACCCAAGTGCAGTTTTTTACCGTTAGGGTGGACGGCAGCAATGAAGCGCCCGGTTCGCCTGTCTCTTGTCACGCCTTTATAGCCAGACGTGTTTGAAGATCGACGGGACGTATTCGCCATGTTCTGCGAGCGACTAGCAGCCCTCAAGTTGGAAATCCGGTTGTCCGACTTGATGCCGTTCACGTGGTCAATGTCGACGACTGCCCCGTCGCCGTGGTGGTATATCCATACCGCTTTGTGGGCTTGTATTTTGGTTCGGTTCACGGTCATGCCTATGTAGCCATCCGGGCGCAGATGACCGGCAAGCTTGCCAGCAAATCGCTTGTTCCATATGACTTCGAAATGCGTTTTCACGGGGCGAACTTTCCACGTGAGATGCCCCGTCTCTGGATCGTAGTCCAGCAACGCGCGAAGCCGCTCTTGCGTCAGGCTCACTCTGCAGCGTCCTCAACAAATACAGCGTCGTCAGCCACAACCTTGGCAGGCCGACCCCGCTTGGCCTTCGGTGCATCCAGCACTTCAAGCGTGCCGGGTTCGTCGTTGACCGCCTGGAAGAACTGGTGCGTCTTCAGCTTGCTGATTGCGTGCTGAAACTTGGAATCGTCGGCGAAGTTGCCTGGAAGCACATCCTTGGCAACGCCTTCTATGAACTTGATGCCGTACATGGTGACGGATGCGGGCATTTCGGTGCCGTCGAATTCCGTCCCGCCTAAATAAACGAACCTGGTCATAAACCCTCCTTGTCAGAAAAAGAAAGGGGCGGATTGTGGCCCGCCCCTCATGCTTACGAAGCGGTGCCTTCAAAGCGGCCAATCAGAGCGAGCGCAATCGTGCCCGTCGACGTGGCAGGGCCTGCAGCCGCAACACCCGTGATGATGGTGTCAGCCGTGTACAGGTAGTTCTGGCCCGTAACCGCCATAGCGCGGTCAGCGGTTCCAGCCTGTGCCACAGTCGAAGCAGCGAACAAACGGTCAGCGTCACCAGCGTCACCAATGTTCAGGGTGACTGTGGTGCCCGAGTCCTGGTCCGTGGCTTCAAGGACTGCCGAGAGAACCCGGAAGCCCTTCGGCACGACACCGAAGACGAGCGGGTCAGACGTTGTCAGAGCCGCCGTGGTCGTGATTTCCCAGTAGAACGCCATCACGTTGCCGGGAGTTGCGCCAACGCCAGCATTTGGCGAGTTGGCGTACTGTTTCGATGAATAGGTAGGCATGTTTGGTCCTCACCAAAGAGAAAAGGGAAAGCGGCCAGCCATAAGCCAGCCGCTCAAACTTAGTCAGCAACGCCTGACGAATAGACCGTCACGATGCCCTGCTGCTTCGAAGCCGAGGACGACCCGGTTCCGAAATGCAGCTTGGCAATGCCGCGCAGTTCTTCGATGGCAACACCGGGACGGAACTTGTAGTCCGCCGTCATGTCGGTGATCGGCATCGGTTCCTGACCCCAAACCACGCCCATCGCCTGCTGGCCGCAGAGGAAGCCGGGCTCAACCGGAATGGACGAAGCACCAGCCGCAGCGAAGATGCTCGACGTTGTGATGAGCGTCGAAATCTCTTCAATCTGGCGGATGATGACGCCGTCAATGATGAGGTCGCCGTCCTGGAACAGCGGGTTGTTGTCCATGCCGTTGCCTTCACGTGCGCGAGCGTCACGGTTGGCGTTTGTCATGTTCGAATCAGTCTTGAGGTCGCGGAACGCGCGAGCGCCCACGAACATCACGAAGTACTCGCGCCCATCTTCCAGACGGAACGGACGAATTGCAGGTGACGCATTCTTCGCCATGCGCTTGGCAAGGCTGATCTGCGCGACCGTCAACTTGTCGTTCGTGCTGTCGACGTTCGCCAGACCCGTTGCATGGGTTGCCGAGTAGTTCGACGTAGCCGCACCGTAGAGGATGCGGTCAGAGTTGGCAGCGGACCACGTGTTGTAGTTCGCAGCCGTTGCACCCGTGACAACGACGTTGCCGTCAGTGTCAACGATGTCAACCGCCGGAATGCTCGACGTGGTGACCGTGGGGCCAGCCATGTACTTGATCATGTCGGCACGGAGCGTGTCGGCAGACCAGAGCTTGAGCATGTCACGACCAGCGTTCAGCAGGTCGATCTCGGTCTTGTACGACGTGGACTTCGGCACCTTTACGGCGTTACGAATCCAGTCAACCGAGATGGCGCAGTTGTAGTTGCCAAGCTGCTCTTCCTTGCCGTCCAGCACGCCAGAGCCACGAACGCCAGCGGCGTTGAGCTTGGTGATGAGCGGAATGTTGAGCGTCTTGCCAGCTTCGCTGGCCAGTTCATACATGGTGCAGATGACCGAAGTCTTCTTGCGGCCCATGTAAGGAAGAAAGCCAGACTCGCGAACGTATTCTGCGAGGTAGTCCTTGGACCAAACTTGTTTTTCCAAGGCAGATGAAAGGGCTGTCTCAGCCATAGCAGTGTGTCCTTATTTGAACACTGCGTTGAACGCTTCCCCCGGTCCGACCGGAACGTTCGAGGTCTTACCCCCGGCGCTTGGTGCGGATGCGAGTGAAGGTCTAGGCAGTGTCGATGGTTGGGAATGTCCCGACACACCTGCGCTCTGTGGCTGCGTGGTTCCGGCTTTCACGTATCCATTAGCCTCGGCCCATTTCTGTGCCCAATGCTCTGGATCGTCGTCGCCGATCTTCTGCAGTCGTAGAGTTCGCTGGTGCTGCGAGACCACGTAATCGTAAGGGTCGGGCTGACGTTGGATTTGCTGCCAAATGCCGGGGTTCTGCTGCAGTTCAGACTGCAACCATTCCTCGGCGGCTTTGACTTTGTCGGCTCCATGATGCCGCGTAGCAGCAACAAGGCTGGCATTCGTGATTGCGTCCCAACGAACACGCTCTATGCGTTCGTTAAGTGAGCGTTCGAAGGCTTCTGGATCTGCGATGGGGTCCAGTGCCTGGGGAGGGCGACGTGTCGCCTCCTCATACTTGCGCCGGAGTTCTTCGTTTTCACGTTCGAACCTTTGGCGTTTCTCGCGCTCGTCCAGAACTGCGGCTATCGGAATGTATCCAGACTGCGGCTGTACGGGCGCGCTGACCGGCTGCGATAGTGCTGGTTCCAGTGTCGGGGCGGGCTGCTCTGCAGGCGGCACCGATGCAGGCGGTGGGGCTTCCACGGGCTGCGAATCTTGTTTAGACGCAAATCTTCCAGTGTCGTCTCTTGGTTGGTCCAAGAACGACAGCTTGTCATCCTCTGTCATTCGTTTCCTTGAGTGTCGCCCGGTGAAGCCCGGCGGCGGCTATGCAACGCCCTTAACGATGGCGGCTCGTCATGCCCTGCTATTGCAGCGGGGAATTTCTTACTTGGTCGCAGACCCTTCCTGCGCTTGCTGGGGATGCCCACGCGACCCGTTGACTTGCCTCGCTCGACCCATACGGACCCGTGGGTGTCATAGCTAGGGTGTCCCTCCACCCCGTCCCAAGTAATTCCTACGCTGCGAACAGCAGCAATTCCTCTTCGTCCTCGTCCATGTCGCGTAGCCGTTTGGCCTCCGCGCGGATGAGGGCGTAAAACTCGTTTATCTCCCTGAGCGCCTTTTGCATGGCGTCCAGTTCAGCAAGCTGCAGCGCGAGCCTTGCGGCCTCTAGCGCCTCTTGTGCCTGCTCTCGTATCTCGACAGGGGCTTGTGCAAGGGGGGCCTCTGCCACCTCCTCGACAAACTTGACCACGTCCCTGCGTTGGTCGCGGCGTTTGTTGCGCTTCTTGTAGTAGTACGGATCCCAGCCAATGACTGAGCCGCCCGTCGCAGCCGCTGCTGCTTGGGTAAGCGTTGCAGTGACGCTGCCAGAGCCAGACAGGCTGGCAGACATCGCGCCAGCGGCTTGCTCGCCCCCTTGGAAATACCGCCCCGGAAAGTAGTTGTCGGGAAAGTATCGGTTAGGGAAATGGTCCCCGCTCACGGTTTAGCTGTCCGTGAGGTCGTAGGTAATCGCGCTTCTGTTGCCGTCGCCGTCCACTGTGGCGATGATTCGCTGCTTGTCGTCAACGATGGCGTTCCTGATCGTAATCGTGGTCGTAGCCGCGCCGCTGATCTTGCCTGCCGTTGCCGCTGCAATGAGCCGAAGCGCGTGACGCACCGTCAGCCCCTCTTCGACACCGTTCACAGCGTCCAGAATGGCGTTTGCGACGTTACCCGTGGTCAGCACATCGCCCGTCACGTTGATGGCTGCTGCAAGCGTGCCAAGAGCCGTCAGGACCGTGGTCCCGGCTACCGTGCCCTCGCCCTCTACAGCCGCTGCTAGGTGGCCGATAGCGGTTAACTGAGCCGTTGCCCCGCCTGAGCCTGACAGGGCCGCAGCGAGGTTCAAGAACGCCTTCAGGTCAGCGCCTGAGATCGTGCCAGAGCCGCCGATAGCAGCCTGGAGACTGATGACTAGCTGGCCAACAGCAGTCAGCGTGCCCGTTCCAGCAATCACAGCCTCGGCATTTTTCCCGCCTGCAATGGCCGCTGTAAGGTCACCTTCTGCGAGGATGGTCCGACGTGCTGCCATGCCGCCCGCTTTGATGGGCAGGACCCATGAAATCGGGTTAGCCGCACCTGTCGGGAAGCCATTCTTGTTTGCAATGCTAGCGCCTGAGACAACAGTCGCTTCGCCTGCGTAGAAGTTATTCAGCGCGCCCTTTCCCGTGAAACTGCCACGGTGGACGCTTGACGTGCTGGGCGTCGTTATTGCCGTGCTTTGCCCAAAGAGTTGCCTCATCGGGTTGCACGCCAAGCGGTGGCCGTTCGAGATCAGCGCCATCAGGCTTCAGGCTCTGTTACTGGTGGGTCATTCAAGACGATCTGAGCCGCAAGCGTTGCGTGGTAGTAGTCCCCGTCGCAATTCTCCATGAGCCAAGCGACGTGTTCCGGCGTCAAATCATTGGCCCCGACGCTGTCCATGTATTGCCTAAGCACACCCTCCCACATGGCGACGAGTTGCTTGGCGGATGGCATTGCTCAGTTCCAGCCGAAGTCAATTGCGAACGTGAATGGCGAGTTCGTTGTCGTCGCGGCGGTACTCATCAGCATCCACTGCAAGCACGCGCCGTCCATGACTTGCGGCAGGCTCGGCAATTGGTTGACCAGATCGCGCTCTGACCACATGCCGGTCACGGGAAGCGCAAGGTCCAGCAGTGGCTTGCAGATGGCGAGGGCGACCACGCCCGTGCCGGTGTAAGCCGTGCCGCCTGACCATGTGAAACTGTCAATGCGCCGGATGCCAGTGTCTCCGCCCTGTTTCGGCAGGAACGGCCCATAACGGTTGGCAGCGTTTGATGAGTGCAGGATGCGGGTTGCATATGCATCAGCGGTCGCGTTCATGGTTGGCGTGCCTTGGAAGGCGCGCGAGCCGGTGCCCGCCGTGTTGGTATATGCCGAAGCCGAGAGTGTCGGGCCACCCGCTGTAGGCTGCGTCTGGCAGACGAACATGGCTTCGCAGCCCACGCCGTTCGTATATCGCGGCATCTGGATGGTCAGCGTATGCGTGCCGGTGCCTGCGTCGGTGATGTCTACCGCCGTTCCAGCCACATAGTTGGCATAGGACGAGGCCACCGTTGCAGTCGTCGCCGATGCGCGAATCAGCCAATAGTCGGTTGCAAGCGACAGGCCAGCCGGAAGCGTCGTTGTGGTCGTAAACTGGACCTTGGTTCCCGACTTCCAGTCGTTTGTATAGGTGATGACGTTGGTCGGGGCGTCAGCCGTGAAGGTGTTCGTGTTGACCAGCGTGCGTGAGCCGGTGCCCGTGACGTTGGTCGTGCTCAAGCGGTAGTAGCCTTGCAGGTCGACAAGCTTGATTTGCCAAGGTGCACCCGTCGCTGCCACGACACTCGCGCCTACGTTCAGAATGTGCTTGGTCATGGGCGAAACTGCCCCGCCATGCAACAGGCTGAAGTTCGTCGTGCCGTCGCCTACGTTCTCGTCGCAGTTCGACCAGACCAAGTCAGTGCCTGGAAAGGTCGTTGCTGCGGGATACCCGGTAAGACCAGACAGCAAATGCCAGCCAGCCGTGGCCGTGTGAGCGGGCGCAGTGGTCTTCGCACCGTCGCGGCGCAGGTACTGACCATCGACCGTGATGGCTTCAATGAGTTGGTCTTGGGAGGCAAAGCCCGCCATGTTTTACGTTCCTTCGTCCCAGATGGTGCGGATGTAGCCTGTCAATGTAGACCCGGTCGTATTGCCGGGGTGGTACATCAGGATGTTCAGATAAGCGCCGTCATAGATGCGAGGCGGCGGAGTCAGTTGCGTGACGAACTCAACCTCCGACATGGTCGAAGCCTCGCGCAGAACGTTTGTCGCCAAGACCTTCACCAGCACGAAGGCAGCAAGGCCGCCGTTTGTCGTGAGATACGTGACAGACTTGATGTCCCTGACGCCCCTGTCACCCGCAGCAAGTTCACAAAACGGCCATCCAGAGTTCGCGCCGCCCGATGGCGTCCCCTTCGTCACATTTGCCGGGTAAGTGATATTTCCCGATGAGTTACACAAATTCGTCGGGCTGGTTTTCTCCACGCCGTCCTGGTTTGTGTAGACAAAGGTAAAAGTCCCGCCGCCTGCTGATGTCGATTGCCCGATTGGCATCACCATGACGCCCTCGCCGTCCGTGTAGCGCGGCAGAGTCGCTGTGTTGTCCATCGCCTGCGTTGCCAACTCGTCAGAGTCCACAAACGGGTAAAACAGCAGGTAGTCCATCAAATGAAGCGGGCCATTTAGGTTCGCGTTCGAAACCATCGCCCCCCAATGCGTCAGGTACTTCGCAGAAGGAGACTTATTATCCCCGTGGTAAATCCCGCGCGTTCCGTTCAGCGTTGCCGCTTCAAGCGGAGTCGCCGCGTAGAAGTTGGCAGGGGGACCGCCAGCCGTCATGCTGGTGTCTTGCCAGAAGTTAGACCCCACGCTTGACGTGAAGTTCTTGCGATAATGCGTAACAAGCGAGCGCCCCTCGGCTTCGGCTTCTGCAAACCGCTTAACCGACCGGAACCCAGCCATTTAGCTCGCCACCTTGCTCTCGCCGTAAGCCGTGGCGTGCAGGCTAGCCACAATGCCGCCATTGCACTCGCAGCCGCGTTTAAACTCGTCGCGCTCGCGCTTTACTTCGACGCCGCATTCCTTGCAGGAATATCGGGTCTCTGGCTTTGGTTTCACGTCAATCATCAAGTTCCCTGTGTACGATGCGGCGAGAGCCACAATCAGCGCAGCACATCACTGTGCCCTTGCCGTGCTTGCCCTGCCTTAGCTGCAAATTCTCTAGTCTGTTGTCGGTGCGGTCGCCGTTGATGTGGTGGACGCTTTCGCTATCCAGAAGCGGCCTTCCAAGGCTTTCAGCCATCACCAAGCGATGCTGCATCACGTAGCCGGACCTTGCTGCCATCTGCCAATAAGGCGAGGCGCGGTCCACATGCTGCATGGCATAACCTTGCGCGTTAAAAGCGATACCACCGCGCCAAGCCGCCGACTGAGCGCCTTTCTTGCCGTGGCGCGTCTCAACGCCGTATTTCCTCAAGACCCGACTAACTACCGTTTGATGGGCCTCGAAAGCCGTCGCGATCTGCTGCTGCGACATGCCCAACTGGTACAGGTAGACCATTCTCGCAGCCTCGCCGTCATAGACCCTGCGTCGCTGGCCTCCGTGGTCACGCAACTTGTGCCCTGCACGCTTGACTGCCGACCGCAGCGCGTACTGGCCTTCGCCGTACTTAGTCTCCAACTGCACCAGCGACATGCCAGCTAAATAGTCGGCCACGACTTGCGCTTCTACCTCTGCGCTAAACTTGCGCCGAGTTGGCTTTTCGTCAGCCCAGCCAGGAACGTGAATGCCGTTGTCGTGCAGCACCTTATAAACGGTGCGAGGGGCAACGCCGAGCCGCTTGGCTATCTGCGTTCCGCTTTGCGTTTTCTTGTATTGCTCCATGACCAGAGCAACGAATTCAGGCGTTCTTTTGAGTGGTTTTGGCATGTTGGCTCCATACGGAATAGAGCCAAACTATATACAACTACTGTTCAGTTACGTCAAGGCTTCCGGCAGCGAACTGTGGCTGAATGCCGTTGGCCACCGCAAGGCTTGAGGTCAGCGCGCCTGCGTACAGGACCAACCCCGTGCCGCTCGCTCCCGTGCCGATAGCGACGTGTGTCAGCGTAGCGCCCGAAGCGCCGCACTGGGCAAACTGCGCCAAGGCTGCGTTAGCCGTCGCACCGCCTGATGGGACATCCCAGCCTGACGTGGTGCGGACGATAGCGATGCGGGCATAGTTCGTGTAGCTCGTCTCGTTGGTCGTCTGCGAGCCACCGACACCCGGGTCTGCCGTGTGCAGCGACAGGTAGAGGTTTGTGGCAGGGCTGGAGCTATCGTTTTCAGCGATGTCAGCCCATGCCGTTGCGTTGAAGATAAGCGCCAGGATTGAGTTGCTGGCTGAAGTGGATTTAGGCATCAGGTTATCCCTTGTGCGCGCCCATCAGGGCCTCTGAGAATTTGCTTTGGTTTGGACAGTGCAGATGCCAAGGCCTCCTGACCCCGCCCGATGGCAAGAAGGCCAGCGCCCAAGGCTTCCATTGTCCGGTCTGGCTTGACGGGTTGCATGGCTGATTCGCCGCCCTCTTCCGACATGCGCTTGCGGGCTTCGGTGTGTTCGGCATCGCGGGCCTTAAACTCAAAGTCGAGTTGCCGTGACTGCGCCCCAAACTCAAAGTCGGCCTGCTTTTCCTGCAGTTTGATTTCCAGCATGGTTTGCGCCTTGCCAGTTTCAATCTCAGCCTGACGGTTAAGCCGTTCCATGTCGTATTTAAACTGCAGGTCGGCCAATTGCATGGCCCGCTCGGTCTTGCGCTGGTCGGCCATGTCTTGGCGCTCCAGTTCCTGCGCGTCTGCCTGTGCCTGCATAGCCAGCTCTTGCTGCTTGGCCTGCATCTGCATCTGAGCCTTGGCCTGCTCGGCTTGCATCGCTTGGTCTGGCTGCTGCGATTGCTGCTCTTGGGCCTGCTTCAGCTTGTCCAGAAGCAACTTCTTCTTCGGCAGCGACGAGGCTTCAATCAGCACGTCAGGCGGGATGGGCATACCGGCCTGCACCAACTCGGCAAGGCGCTGGAACTGCTCTTCCTGAATGACCGCAGTGTCTGGCGTGGAGTCGATGACGATGTCCACGTCCATCTCAGCCGGGTTGTTCGACTGCATGACAGGCTGGCCCGTCATCGGGTCGATCTGCATCTTGCCCGTCTGCGGGTCGATGACAGGTTCCGGCATGTTCAAGCCGACAAAGCGCGGGGCGTTCTCGTCGTCGGTGACGCGGATCCACTTCGGGGCCGTCCAGAATTGTTTGATGCTTTCCCACATGGCGCGATAGCACCTGAGCTTCCAGTCATCAAAGCCTGCCAGCAACGGAGCCTGCTCTGTCATGCCAGCCTGCTGCTCGGCAAGGATAGCCCTGCCCGACTGAGACTGACCGCCTCGGCCTACAATGCCCGGGGTCGGGCTTTGGCGGCGCATCTCTTCCTTGGCGTCACGCAGCAGTTCAAGGTGGGCAGGCGTTAGCTGCCGATCGCCAAGTTCCTCAATCTGCCCTTCACGGGCCTCGATGATGCCGTCCGGCTTGGCCCATTCCTTGCGGACTGCGTCAACGTCCAGAACCCCAGGCTCTACCCGGAGTTTCGCCACGTTCAGCAGATGGATAGCCTTCGACCGGCCCTTGTTGATGGCATCCTGCGGCGAGACCATATCTTTGACCGCGCCGTACCGCTGGTTGTCGATGTCCACGTATGCGGACTGAGCCAAGATAGGGTTGCGCGGCTGTTTGGTCTTGGAGTCGAGGTACTGGCTTGGGCCTTCTTCGAGGACACCACCATAGACAAACACGCACTTGTTCCAGATGCCGCCGCGTCGGCTGTACATCTCAAAGCACATGATGCGGCGGGACTTCACGTCAATCCATGACCAGCCGTCTTTCGGCCTGTCTTTGAACGTGTCGCCGGTTGTAGCAATGTCGAAGGACTGCTTGATCTTGTCTTCAGCGTCTGGATAGAGGTCGATGAGATCCTGCTCATCCATCCACTTCGCTATTCCCATGTAGCGCGCGTCGCCGAAGTCACGGTCGCGGCTGTACGGGTCGTAGAAGAACTCTTCCGGCCTGATGCGCCGAATGCCAGGCTCTTGGCCCTCGTTGATCTCATTGATGCCAGCGACCACGCCCCAAATGAGGAAGTCCTGCAGGCATTCGCGAGCCGTTGCATTAAACCGGGTCACGTCGCTGACGTAGCGCAGGCCGTCCGTGGCTACTTCCGCAGCTTCTTGGTCCTTTGGGGTGCGGCCCCACCCTTTGGGGTCTGTGCGGCCACGCTCGACTATGCCGATAATGGCGTTAACCGCCGGTTTCACGTGATTGAATACCAGCGCGGGCTGACCACGGGCCTCAAGAATGCGACGCTCGTTATCGGTAAACTGGTCACCATCATAGTACCGCTGGAAGACCTGAGCCGCACGCCTTGCAGCGTCGAGCATGTCCATGCTGACAGTGGCTTTGCGCTTGACGGTTTCGAGGTAATTGTCCTCGGCCTTCTGGTCTGAGACTTTGCGCTTTGCCATTATGCTGTCTTCCATCCGCCCGAAGCGGCCAAACTTCTGTTTCTTGTGTATCTGTCGACCGGGTTGCGTGAATGGTCGACCTTGGTGAGCAACGCAGGCCAAGCCTCGTAGACCGCGCGGCCTATCAGGCTGCAACAGTCCACAGCGTCGTCATGCTTTCCGGCTGGAAAGCGGATCAACTGGTCAACAACCTCGCCAGCCCAAGGGGACTTCGGGAAGCTGACCTTGCCGTTAGCTGCAAGCGCCTGGAACGCTCTGGCCCGTGTCGGCTTGTCGTGGATGCTCGCCACCCACTCAATACTCGCCCACGTCTTGCGCTCGTCCATGCGCTTCTTCAGCGGCCCTTCAATGGCTCGCTTGATGACACCAGACTCGGCGAACCATGTAAGCGGCTTATGCTTTCCAATGAGGTCGCACCAACGCTCGATCCATACGCTGGCATCAGTTTGTCCACGCCACCAATCGACCGCGTAAATCGTGCTATCTGGACCCACGCCCCATACCGCGTGCTCTGTATAATCCCCCCCACCGTCAGTGACAGCGAAGTCAGAGGTTCCGAAGAGGTTGACCTTGGGTCGCTCGTCATGGGTCTTGAACCATTCCCGTCTAAAAAAGGTGCCCTCGTCAGGCTGCGGGTCTTGCTGAAACAGCGCAGAGAAGAACCGGGGCAGCGAGTTCGCTCGGATGCGGTCAAGTGCTTCAACTGGGTAAGCTTCCGGCCAGAGCGCCGCCCCGGAACTGTCTATGGCGGGTAGCTGGATAATCTCCCACTTGTCGCCGCCGTTGTTCTGTTGTTCGAGCAAGAAGCCCGATAAGTCATCCTCATGCATCCGGTGGTTAATCAGGATGATAGCGCCACCAGGCTGAAGCCGGTTGTAGACGCTGCCCTGATACCACTCCTTGACTGCCTTGCGCTCTAGTTCGCTCTGAGCGTCGGCCATTGAACCGAATGGGTCGTCAATGATGAACTCGTCAGCACCCTTGCCGAGAATTTGGCTCCCCACACCGACCGAGTAGAATATCCCGCCCTTGTTTGTGTGCCACCTAGCAGATGCCTGACTATCTTCGGCCAACCTGACTTCAGGGAATAGACGACTGTAATCCTCGCTCCTGATGATGTTTCGAACCTCACGGCCAATATCGGCCGCAAATTCAGCAGAGGCGGACGCTGCGATGATCTGGCGATGCGGGAAGTTCCCTAAGCAAAAGGCCGGATATCGTCTTGAGGCTAGTTCGGTCTTCCCATGCCTTGGAGGCATCAGGAGCATCAGGCGATCTACATCGCGGCGCATGACCCGCTCTAGCTGCTCGGCGACTATGCGGTGGTGCTTGGCGGTCTTGTAGCGGTCGTAAGTGTACTCAGTGAATTGGATTAGGCTTTGCCTTGCCTGCCTTCTCTTCAGCAGTTCCGTTGCTGCTTCCACGACTTGAGACGATGGCTGCAAGTTCTGCGTCGGTGAGTTCTGAGACTGCGCGCTCATGTGTCGTTGTTACGTCCAGGCTCTGCGGGGCCTTGCCGTCAATGCGGTCAGCTATTTCCTTGAATGCAGCGAGGTCGCCCTCGACAGCCTTCTCAACTACAGCAGCCGCAGCAATGGCCAACTTCTTGCGGCCTTGCGGGTCACCTTCCTGCACTCGGTTGACAGCAATCATCAGGGCATCGCGGACCAGTTTGTCCCGCTTGTTGCCTGAAGATGGGCTACCCATAATAATCTGTTAACCTTTTGATTCTTCTACAACCTTAGCCTGTTCAACCTGCGCCCTGATCTGCTGTTCAAGGTTGGCAAGCAATTGGGCGACTTGGCGGTAAGGCATGTTGGCGAGAGCAGCACCGACTAGGGCTGCTTCTTCGTGTGTCAGGTCGATCTTAAGCACCGATAAGCCCGTGTGTTGTGAGTGCGGCCTGTAGCGCCATGACGCGTCCAGCAAGCTGTGCAGTGGTGACTGTTGCGGTGTCGTAGCTTGTGGCTTTGTTCGTCGTGCCGGTCATAGCCGTCCAGCCTGTGTCTCTTGCACCAACTACCTTCAACGTCGAGACGCGGTACTCTGTGTCTGAGCGAATGGCTAAGGGGCTGATGACTTGGTTGCTGTAAATCTGCAGCGCGCTAGTGTTGCCGGTCACGAAGTGCCAGGCGGTCAGGCTTGAGGAGTATGTGAAGTAGGTCGTGCTTACCGCTGACGGGTAGCGGCTCAGGCCACTAGGGTCTGTCGCGGTGACGTTGCCGTAAATGCGTTGGTCAGCCTTCAGGGTGATGGCTGCTTGGTTCGCACCGAAGTCACAGAACGAGAGGTCTAGGCCAAAGCGAAATGGACCCTTGGCGTTATAGGCTACGTCTACAGATCCTGACCCGACGCTCTGGACTTTGTAGCCTGCCCAGAAAACGTCCTTTGCCCCCGTGGTCACAGTCCGGTTCAGGTTCACGACCCAACCGATTGCGGCTACATCTCGCGTTCCGTTGTCAGACAGCAGGAACTCGCCGGGGTTCAGGTATGCACCGTCTACCGATGCAGCAAGGTTGCCACCGACAATGACTGCTGCAGGGTTGGCAAGAAAACTGGTCGAACCTGACTTAGTGCTGCCGATACCACCCGTAACCCAGAGGCCGTAAACGTCGCCTTGGCCGTCATTCTGAAGCCGAACCCTAAGCGCGGCAACACCAGTGCGGCCATCGTTGCTGCTTGTGGATTGGTTCCAGCCGCTTTCGTTGTCCAGCCATATATAAAATGGCATGGCCTCCGGGATTGATTCGTACCCTGTCGTTGGCTGGCCTAATGTGCCAGCGCCTGTGACCTTGTGATAGACCGGGAACCGGACGCCCTTCAGGTCGCCAGAGAATGACGTGTCAATGGTTGCATGAGCCGAGCCGTCATCAGCGGGCAGCGCCGAAATAGTGGTCTTGTAGTAAGACCGCTCAAAGATAACGCCGTTAGCAGTCGTGAACGTGTCGAGGTTGCTGGCGCTTGTAGTTCGCTTGTAAAGCCCGCCCCTGCCATCCGCCGCTGACGTGTAGCCAGACACCCAAATGTAATTGACCGAATCGCCGGGGTTCGTGGCTTGAGCCTGTGCAACAGTCTCGAAGAACTGCGCCGTATTCTGCGGGACACTAGCTATATTGGGTAAAAAAAAAGCGCTTCCAGCCCTTGGCTGGATTTTGATGCGGAACTCTTCAATGTCGCCGCTGGATGTCGTGACCTTGAAGTCCACATGACCGAAGCCCTTGAGCCTCTGGGTCAGCCTGGTGCTGGTGTTGGATGTGTTTGTAACCGTGACGCCTGAAGGTGTCCGTGTGACGCTGGAGATGGTCGCGCCGTCCAGATAGCTGGACATGTCCACGATATACGTGAGTTCGTCATTTTCCTCGTGGAAGGCTGAAAATTCCTGAGGGTTAACAACCGTAAGTCCTCTGACGGCGTGCCTCTTGTTCGTGGCGAGAACTATGGTCCTGTCAGCCACGTATCAGCACTCCTCAAACGCAAAAAAACCGGGATGCGGCAACACCCCGGCTTCAATTCTTGCCACAACCCAAAAGAAGAAGCGCCGAATCAGTACGCAATCCGACCACTCCGTTATTTATGCTTTAGAGGTTTTTGCTGCGCAAGGATATTTGGTCTAACGCGTCAAGCCGAAGTGTTTCGCTAGTCCATCAGCAAACCTCTGAAGCCAAATCATAGCCTCGTGCGGACTGCCACCCACATGCTCCATCATCCACCGCCCTGCGCTTTTGCCGTTAATAGCCACAGCATCAACCATAGGCACAGCGTATTTGCTCAGGTTCGTCAGGCAGATGATAGCGTTTTTCCGTCGAGCGATAGCAGCTACCCGCATGTCTGAGAACTCAGTCGTGCCGCCGTTGACGGTCTGGCCGTAGCCGCCGATGCACGCTGGCATCAGCCCGGCCAAGTACCCGTCGCTCTGCCATTTCCGCAAAGCGTCAGCCTGGACTTGGGTGATGTAGCCGCGCACTAAGTACCAGGCGATCATGTCGTTTTCGACCCGGAGCCTTTTACTGCTGCGGTCACCTGGGTCCGGTTGCTCTTCGATGGCTTTGATTGCTTGACGACGCGCTTCTGGGGTGCCGAAGTCGCTGCCTTGGGGGTCTTCGGCTTGTTTTCTTTTCGCCACTTCTCAAACTCCGCTGCTGTTGCGTGTGCACCGTTCACTGCTTTGGAGCGGGAGGAGTAAACCTCCGCGCTGTCACTGATAACCTCGCCGTTAGTAGCCCTGCAGGTCCAGAACCATCGGCCTTGTGGGGTCTGCCAAATCTCAATTGGCATTCGTGGCCTCGTTATCCACATGCCCAGACCCGTTCAGCAATTCACCGGGAATACCCCCCTTTATTCCCGGTGCCTTTTGTGCCCGCTTTTTGCGGGGCTGAATCGGCTTGATGTTAAAGGCGGAGGGTTGCGCAACCTTCAGCAAGGTGCGGATAGCCAGCGCCTTCTCCAGATTTGAGGCTGGGCGCTCTAAAATTTCGAGTAGCTCAAGGTCGGTCATTAGTGCTGCTCCTGTCTGGCCCTTTTGGCCGCTGGGGTTTTCAGTAAGGCTTCGGAAACTGTCGGGTCCTGGCTGGCGGGCTTGGGCGGGGCCTTCACGTCAAGGGGGTCAGGCTCGGACTGCCCAAAGCCAAAATCCTGCTTCCACTTCAGCGCCTGTGCTGCCCGGTGCGCGATCTCTTCGGCCTCAGTGCGGCCCTCCCGCGCAAATGCTTCTGGCTTGGCTTGAAAGCGTGGGAGGCCCGGTGCGGGCGCGTCTTCCCGCATGATGTCCACAAGGTTGGCAATCGTCGGCCACCACGTCGAACGGCGAATGTGTTCGCTGAGTGCGTGGTTCAGCCGATCAGCCGAATATGCCCCCAGCGTCCCGTGCCATTCAGCCACCATCAGCCGCATGTCCACGCCCCGGCGCTCGCCGTAATTCGCCAGGCAACGGGCCACGAGTTTGGCAATGTCATCCGTTGACGACCTGACCGGAACGGACAATGTCGGCAAGCTGTTCGAGTTGTGATTTCTGGTTAGTTCTTGAGCCATTTGCAGGTTTCTCCTTCAGTGCCCAGTTGTTCCACTTGGCTTGGAATTCGGTCATCGTTCGCGGGTTTTGGGTGTCTGCGGCGTAGTGGTTCGCGAACATCCGCGCCGCCACCTCCAAATCAATTTCCGGCAGGCCAGCCAATCTGCGCTGCTGCGCTGCGATGGTTATCCAGCCGTCAGGAACAACAGCTTCGGAAGGCCAAGTGGTTCGGGTCTTGGGTGGCGGGAAAATTTTCTCGCGCGGCTCCTCCCTATTCCCTTCCTCTTCCCCTATTCCATTCTCCATTCCCTTATTCCATTCCAGCGGGGGTGACTGCTTCACGGTTGCTTCCCCGTTGCTTCCCTCCAACTTCACAGGTGGTTCAGGGTATCTTGCAGGCTCTGAAGCCTCTTTCCCGCCGAAGCGTTGGTGTTCGGCAAAGGAAGAAATAAACCCGTACCTTTTGCTCCCCACCTCGTAGGTCTGAACAAAGCCCGCAGCCTCAAGGATGCGGATCGTGTCTGCCATGTCGAATTCGAGGAACGGGAGGATGTCGAGCTTCAGGTGCCTGGGCTTGCACTCGAACCTGCCGAAGCGGTCGCAGTGTCCCCAGAGGCCAGCAAAGACGAGCATGACGTGTGCGCCGTGCTGTGACGCAAGGTCTTGCAAGCCTTCGTGCCGGAAAAAGTCAGGCTTGATTGTCCTGATGCGTGCCATTATGCGGCCTCCATCAATTCAATGCGAAGGCCGAGAACGGCTGCGACCAATAAGGCGCTCTGCAGCCTGGGCTTTTGCCCACCACTTTCCCAACGCTTGATTGAGTGGGCTGGGATGCCTGTCTTGTTTGAAAGAGCCTCAACGGTCATACCGGAGGAAATGCGCTTTTCGCGCATAATGCTAATCAGTACGTCAGCAGGTGTCTTCATTTGTCCCTCGCATAGACTATCGCCGGTAACCCGCCCGATGCGAGCGGGGGGAAGGTGTTGCCACCCTGTCCCGGCGATTCGTATCATGCCACATAATGGTTTATTTTCAACATCACGGAACCATTTATACGCAGTTTCGTTTCAATGCATCCGCGTGACTGTATAGGTGCCGTCGCCCTTGGTACGGATGCTTCCGCACATGCCCTTGACGTACAGACCGGACACTTTGGCCTTGGCCTCCCGCAGCGTCTGGAAGGTCCTCACCTCGCCGATCTTCCACTGGCGCAGTTCGCTCCAGCCTCTGCCCTGACCGGGGTCGATGCGGGTTGCCCCTAGCTGCTGCCAGCGGGCCTTCTCGGCTTCGGTTGGCTGGCGGCGGGGGTGAGTGCCAGGGTCGCCCATGAGGAGTGCGGTCAGGTCCCTCATGCGCGCACCATCAAGTGCTGAACGCGGGGCGCAATTGAGGGCGTATTTATCGGGGCTTTAGGGTCACGGTTGGGCAAACCACCGACCATGTTTGACCGGACGCTGTAGATATGGCTCCCGCTTGGGTAGGACTCGCCAAGTTCCGACAGGCCGTAGACTTCGGTCTGCACGGTGTAGCCGCGAGCGAACCAATAGTTGCGGATCTTCATGGCAAGGAACTCGCTGTCTTCCCTAGACGCCGTCCACATTTTCGTCGGTAACATTGATTGAGTGCCGCCCATTAGAGGCTCCTTATTTCGACGCGAACGTCGCGGTTGTTGAGGGATGGGAGATCTGTTTCGTAAGCCCAGCGCGCGTGCAGTGCGTGGACCTGGTTGTCGTCTTCGATGACTTGGCCCAACTGCAGGGCGTCAAGGATCGGCTTGATGTTGTTGTCTAGGTCGCGCAGCTTGTGCGCGCGCTTGATGATGACAATGACCTCGACGGGGTGGTCGAACTTCTGCCCCTTGCGCGCTGCCATGACTTCGACAGCGGCTGCAGACTTCCACGCCTTGTATTCGGCGCTTGCGTGCATTCCGAATGGGCCTTTGCGCCACATGCGGTTGGTGCTGGGGGGCATGTCGAGAAGGACTGAAGCAAACATGGATCACCAGAGAAAAGGGGGTGAGCCGAAGCCCACCCCAGTTGACCCCGCGCCAAGGGGACAAGAGGCGCGAGGGGAAACGCTACATCCCGGCCTTCTTGGCGATCTGAGCCGCCTTCAGGTCTATCGGGGCTTCTGTCGGCAGCGGCTCACGAATGGCCGGTGCAGGAGCGCGTGGGATCACATTCCTGACCTTCGCAATGCACATGCGGTGGTAAGCCAGGATGTCATCAATGATGCGCTCGCGGACTGAGTGGTCACCCATTCCCGACAGCGGATTGTTTTCGTGGAGGGCGAAGATCGCCTCCACTTCGTGCTTGCTGAAGTCTGCTGTTTCCGCGCGCTTGCGGAACATGTCAGTCCATTTTGCCATTGGTAGCCTCTCCTTCTGTTGCAGTCCCCACCACTCGCCACTTCATTGCGGCGGCGAATTTCTTGTATTGGTCGACACGGCCTGAGCGCGGCGGAACACCGCTCACCATCAAGGCGTGGACAATTGTGCTGTGGTCGCGGTTGAAGATGCGACCGAGACGCGGAAAGCTCATGTCTGGGTAAGCAGCAGCGACTGCAGTTATGGCTGCAAAGCGGGCGCGGCACACATCACGGGGACGGGCGCGGGACATGATGGCTTCGTAGGTGACGCCGTTAACCTTCGCTGCGTTAGCGATGATGGATTTGATGTGCGAGCGTTTAGTGTGCAACGCATCCGTCAATGGCGCGTTATCGTTTCCGGCACCCTGCGGCTGCTCGTCAGCAAATACTGCATCTTGTGTGCGGTCCATTTCTTTCCCCTAGATTAAGCTGGTTGTTTCGTCGTGTCTGCTAGTTGCTTCAGAAGCAGCAAGGCGGGTCCGTTCGGAACCCGTTCCCCTGTCTCCCAATGGCACACCAGGGACCTGTGCACGCACAAGGTGCGGGCCAGTTCCGCCTGTGTTAGACCCAATTGCAGCCGAAGCCGCTTTATCTGTGTTTTTGTCATGTCCGCACGCTAACCAAGAAAAAAGACCGTGTCAACATCAAATAGTTGTTGACGGCGTAACGTGGGTCGCTTATCTTCACCATACCAAAGAGGGAGGAACTACACATGACGACATTGGAAGGACGGGTCTACACCGGCGCAAAGCGTTACACGCTTTCCAACGGTATGCAGGCGGTTCGCATGGCGAACGGCAAATTCAGGGTCTTTGACAACAAAGGCTCTGACGTTTGGGACGCTGGCGATACCGGCATTGAACTGAAGACCTTGCGCGAATGCAGGGCGGCTGTTGCGGGCGGGGTGGTGTCATGAGCATCACACCAACCCAGGCTTCGGCCATTGCAGTGACCTGCGCCATTGTTTTCGGCTGCATGATCGTAAGCTTCAATCTCGGTCGCTACGACGCCGCCGTGAAGATCCGCAGCGCATGTGATGTCGAGACACGGCATCACCTGAAAGCTGGTTATTACACGCTGGTGCGCGAATGAGCATTCTCGCACGAGCCGAAGCGGCTGCAACTGACCCGTTTCTGATCAACATGCGTCGGGAACTGGCGGAACTCACCGCAGCACATGAGCAAGCCGAAGATGGCGTCTACAAGGACGCAGTGTGGCGCGGCCTGATCCTCACCCGCTGCAAGTACGAAGATGCCCTGCGCGAACTTGTGAAGGGGTCGCTGGTATGACCTACAAGACCACATACGCATGGGAAGGCGACGGGTATGACCCCGAAGCCGACCCCGTTGACCTCTGGCAGCGCCAGCTTACGGACCTCAAGGCCAAGCGCGTCGAGCGTGACAAGCGGGCGGAGTATCTCAGCCGCCCATTCTGCGCGCTGGAGGGTTGCAAGCACCGTCAGAACGCTACGGGGCCGCTCTGCACCATGCACCTGATCGAGTCATTCGAATTCGGCGGAGGCAAGCTGTGAGCAACGTCAAACAATTCCCATCCAGCCCGCGCATGTCGCTGTTTCTGGCCGAAGAACAGGCCAAGTCCGACATCCGCCAGGAACTCGGCGCATGTGTTGGGCTGCTTCACGGCAACCCCACAAACGCGGACCTGTTCGAAGTCATGACGCGGCTCAAGGCTGCGTCATTCTTGGTCGATGCGATGATTGGCATTCGGGAGGCGTGCAAGTGAAGCGGCCCGCCATCACCCCGGCCATGCGCTTGCAAGTCCTCAAACTGTTCGGGGCTGTAGTTCTCTGCCAGCTTTGCGGTGGCAGCGTCTACATCGCAGACGCAGAGATCGACCACCATCAGGCGCTGATAGACGGCGGGTCGCATGACTTCCAGACAAACATGCGGCCCGTGTGCAGGCCCTGTCACGCTGAGAAGTCAGCGGTGGAACACAAGAACAACGCCAAAGCGAAACGCTTGGCGACGAAACACAGCCAGCCGAAACAGCCAGGCACCATCAAGAGCCGGGGCTTTCAGGGTAGCAGGAAATTCAACGGCGAAATCAATTGGAGGGCAAAATGAGCGACCAAGTTATCGCAGAGATTGAGCGCAGCGTTGACGACTTCAGCGAGCGCGCGGGTGAACAGGTAATGGCCATCTATGCTGGCAACGGCATGTGGTTGGTGTCTGCCCATCGCATGGGGCTTCGCATTCAGAGCGCTGACCCGATGGCAGCGCTGCGGGAGTTCGAAGCCCGCTTGCAGAAGATCGAAGAAGGCCCGCGCCTCCTCGCACAGACACTTGGCTTGGAGGCAGCAGAATGAGCGACATTTTCGAACAACTCGCGGCCCCGTTTGATCCGTCTGAGGTTGATTGGCGCGTTGGGTCCACGACGAAGGACAAGGCCAAGGGCATGGCTCTGGCTTACATTGACGCCAGGACGGTCATGGACAGGCTTGACGCCGTGTGCGGTCCCGCTGGCTGGCAAAACAAGTACGTCATGGAGGGTTCCAAGACTGTCTGCGAGATCGGCATTCTGTGCGGGGATACTTGGGTCTGGAAGGCTGACGGGGCCGGGGACAGCGACGTGGAAGCCGAGAAGGGCGCACTGTCTGATGCGTTCAAGCGGGCAGCGGTTCGCTGGGGCGTGGGGAGGTATTTGTATAACCTCAAGTCCCCTTGGGTTGCTCTCAAGGCGTTTGGCAACTCATACGCCATAGCTGACGAAGCCAAGCCCCAGCTTGATGCGCTGCTGCGTGGCAACATGCCGAAGCCACCAGCGCCACCAGCGCCACCACCATCACCCAAGCAA